GATACATTGAACCGGGTCTAATCTTCGATCTTAACCCAGGCGAATCGGTTGAGGTTATTAACCCGACGCGGCCAAACACTTCGGCGGGCGAATGGACCAAGGTAATCTTGCGGGGCATCGCGGTAGGGACCGGGCTAAGCTACGAGGTTGTAGCGCGGGACTATTCGCAGACCAGCTACAGTTCGAGCCGGACTAGCCAACTCGAAGACCGAAGGCGGTTTCGGATCATCCAGAAATACATCATTCGGCACTTGCTACAGCCTGTTTGGGATCGCTTTTGCGATGCAGCAAGCCGAACCAACCTCGACGGTTTTCCAGGGCCTAGCGACCTGCTAAGCGATCGTAGGAGGTTTACCCCCGTCGAATGGCAGACACCTAAATGGGAATGGGTCGATCCAGGCGTTGAGCAACAGACCAGCGAATCGGGCATCAACTCATTTACCGCGACCTACAGCGAAGTGCTAGGGGCTCAGGGGCTCAACTTCCGAACGGTTTTCTACCAACGGGCCAAGGAAAACCGACTCCTTCAAAAGCTTGGCTTGCAGACCCCCGAACAGCAGCAGCTAGCCATTTCAGCGGCACAGACCCAAGGGGCGGCAGAAACCCAACCAGCGACCGGCAGCGGCGAAATGATGGGGCTGTCAACGCTCCAATTCAATCGCAACCGCAAAGCCATTGCCAAGACCCTCGACGAGCTTTCCAGCGGGGCTATTAGCGAAGCGGCGGCCAGAGTGTTCCTATCGTCGGTCGGCATGAGCGAAGCGAGCGTACAGGCCCTAATCGACGACGCAAAAGACGGATCGGTGGACACGCTACCGGCTGAGGTGACGGAATGAACAAGCAAGACCTAATCAAGCGACGAAAAGAACTCGACGCAAGACACCAAGCCAAGCCTATTGAGGGCGGTTCGATCGTTCGCCAATTCGGGACCGTGAAAGATGGCCGAGCGGTAATTGCGACCGAAACGCCGATTGACATCTACGATCAGGATCGCGGATGGATCAAGCAAGTTTTGCTCATGGATGGTGTTCGGTTTCGCAACGCCAAGCGTCAATTACCAATCGTCGATTCACACAACGACAAGACAGTGCGCAACGTCTTTGGGTCGATTCGCAATATCGATATCGAGGGCGAAGAAATGCTTGGCTTGCCTGACTTTGCAAGCGATCCAGACTCGCAGATTGTCGCGACAAGATACACCGAAGGCCATTTGAATGACTTTTCGATTGATGCACAGATTCTCGAGCGTCAATTCATCCGAGAGGGCCAAACGTACACCACCCGACAAGGCAAGGTGATTGAGGGTCCAGCGGAAATTGTTACCGCATGGGAACCTCATAACGCTTCGATCTGTGCAACGGGCGCAGATCCGAATTCTACTGTTAGACGGTCTTACGACCAGGAAAGGGTTGAGAGAATGGACGAAAGCCTAATGGCAACGTTGAAGGGTCTTGGGTTGCCTGAGGGCATGACCGACCCGATGCAGATCATTGTTTACCTCGCAGGCAAGGCGGCCGGGCAAGCCGGTTCTGACGCGGCTCCGATGAGGCAAGTCGAATCGATGGCAGGCATGGAAAAAGAACCCGAAGAAACTATGCGGGCCGAGCATGTCGAGCCAACCGAAGACACCGAAAAGAAAGTCGAAGCCGAAGTTGCGCGGCAACTCAAGGCAGCCGACGACCGACGCAAAACAATCGTTGCTCATTGTACGCTTGCGAAGCTTGAGCGAAGCTTTGCAGACGCCTTGGTTGACGATCCATCCGTGACCGTTGAAATCGCTCAAGAAAGGATCATCCGAAAGATGGCCAGTCAACCACTAGGCGGGGCCGTCGAGGGCTCCAGTTTCAGCGTGACCGAAAGCGAGCATGACAAGTTTATGGCTCAGGCTTCGGCAGGTTTGGTGCAGCGATGCTTCCAAGGCCAGATCAAGACTCAAAAGGCCCCTGACGTTCAAGGCGCGGAACACTTCCGAAACCTTGGGCTCTATCGGCTTGCTGAGGCTTGCGTCCGGCGAATGGGCGTTAATCCAGAGCACCACAACAAAGGCGATATCGTTCGCATTGCGATGGGCCACCCGGGGATTGCTGGCCGATTGAATATCCGTCGATCGTCTGACGTTTACCATACCAGCGGATCGTTCTCCAGTTTGCTTCTGGATGCGGCCAACAAGACCCTTACGGCGTCTTACGTCGAGGCCCCATACACTTGGGACCAATGGGTAAGGCAAGCCCAGTCGGTTGACGACTTCAAGAACATCAACCGAATCAGCCTTGGCGAATCGCCAAACCTTGAAGTGGTCCCAGAAGGCAAGGACTACCCCGAAGGCAAGGTTGTCGACCAGCGCAAGAGCTACAAGATTGAGAAGTACGGTAAGGAATTTACCGTCACCTGGGAAACCGTTATCAACGATGACCTCGATGCCCTTTCCCGCATCCCCGCGATGCACGGATCGGCCGCTCGCAGGACGCAAGAAAAGGCGATCTACGATGTTTTCCTATCAAATCCGTTGATGCCCGATGGGTTCAATCTTTTCTCGGCATCGCACACTTCCGGGACTAACCTTTCGGGCGGTGCTGGGGCTCCAGCCAAGGCAACCCTCGACAAAGCCTTTGAGGTTATGGGCAAGCAAAAGGGATTGTCTAGCGACGTCTTCCTTGGGCTTACCCCGTCGATCCTCTTGGTGCCTTTGGCCTACGCAGGGACGGCATTGGAGCTTGTCAATTCGACGGCATCGGTCGAGAGCGAAAAGAATAGCGGCGTCTCGAACCTTTACGGTCGCGGCGGTGCTCGGCAGTTGCGAGTTGTTGCAAGCCCATACCTGGACGCCAACAGCGGGACCAACTGGTACGCAATCGCCGACAACAGCCTGATTGACACGGTTGAGATCAGCTTCCTGAGCGGTGAAGAATCGCCAGTCTTGGAGTCGGATTACAACATCCGAAACGATTCGTACATCTACACGGTTCGCCAAAGCTTTGCAGCGGCGGTTATCGAGCATCGCGGCATCTTCGCTAATCGTGCGTAGTGTCGATTGAAATCTAGCCCCTGGGCGATTGCTTGGGGGCTTTTTGGGACGGCAACAAAATTCACAAAATAGGAATATAAGAACATGGGCGACATGCGCGACTTTCAGACTTTTTACGACGATTTCAACGGTGCTGTGGCAACGTTCCCGACATCGGCAGACCCGGCAACCGCTTGGCTTGTTGATGATACATCGTCCTCCGGGGCTCCAACCTATTCCAAGGGAACGAGCGAAGCGACCCTGACGCTTGCATCCACAAGCGAAGTCGAAAATGTTTGTTTGCACTTCAACGATGCACTGGACTTCGACATCGACTTGATTCAGCGGCTTGAAATGCGGGTGAAGATCGGGGCAGCTACCTTTACCAGCGGCTCGATTCTTTGCTTCGGTCTTGGCTCGGCTCGAAACGATACCGCCAACGATGTTGCGGCCAACGCTTGGTTTCGCATGGAGGGAGCAAGCAGCACAACGCTTGTTTACCTTGAAACCGACGACGGGGTGCGCGACAACGACGACATTTCTAGCGGCGTAACCCTTGGGACCACGTACAAGGAATTCGTCATCGACTTCACTGGCGGCAAGAGCGATGTCAAATTCTACATCGACGGCCAGCGGGTCGGCGCGACAACCACCTTCGACATGAGCGGCTACTCCTCGGGATTGCAACCGCTTGTTCAGTTGCAAAAATCGTCCAGTGCCAACGTCGATTCGGTTGTTGTCGACTACTTCAAGGTGACTTGCAAGCGAGCCTAATTGATGAGCTTGCACGATACCATTATCGAAGACGCCAAAAACGTATTCGCCAACCCGCAAGACTTTGCCGAATCGGTCGTTTACTACAAGCGAAACGGTCGGTCGAGGAAGATCAACGCAGTGGTTGTGCGAGACGATTCCTTGCAGCTTCCAGAGGCGTCAGACCTAGTAACCCCACGGTTTACGGTTTACGTCTCGAATGATGGATCGGAAGGTATCGCAAGCGACGAGCTAGACCTCGGCGGGGATCAAATTGGACTACCCCCCCGAGTCGGCGAACCGATTGAGCGGCGGTCTATTGTTCGACTTGTTGAGCATGATGAAGGGATGTTGGTTTTAGAGTGTCGTTAGCAATCATCGAGTTAATCGCGGTCGAATTGGAATCCAGGCTGTTGGCTATGGTTGACGATTCGACTACGTACCCAACCGATGTTCAGGAAGTTAAGCGACCTACTCGATTCGCAAACTACACGCCGATCGATCGCCAAATCATCATAACCCAGGGCGTCCAAAACGAAGTCCCTGAGTTATCTTGTCCGGGCAATCCTCCGGCGGTTGCACTGGCGCAGCAGTTCAATATCCGGCTAGTTTTGATGCCTTCAGAGCGAAGCCATGATGCGATCGACACGCTACTAAATCAATTCGGTTCAGATGTCCGCAAGTGCATCTGTAACCCGGCTAGTTCCTGGCACACCTTCGACGGAAACGCTTTGTTTGCTACCTTCGGAACCAAAATCAACTTTACTTCCGACGGCGGTATTGACGGGGCAAACATGCAGCTGATTGTGACCTATCGAGTCGATGAAGACGATCCGACGGTGAGGCGATGATAATCGACATCCAAGCACACGAAGAAAAATCGAAGCTAGCCGCCGAGCGGGTAATCAACTACGCCGACGGACTAGAAAAGGCTTTTAGTAATCGCATTGACGAAGCGACAAAAGACGTAAGGCGGCGGACGGAACGCGAAATACGGACAGCGATGGCCGTCGAGCGGGTCGAGGAATTGAGGGCCTTTTGCGTCGACGAAAAGCTAATCGACAACCTGCTAGCCAAAGAATCAATTCTGAAAATCGACGACACGTTTACCGTACCGCTTCGGGCATTCAAAGCACGGCAAACCGTCGAAGGGGTCGAGATTGAATTCGTTCGAGGGACTCCGGCAATGGTATTCGATGGGGCTTTCGGGCCGAAGATCGCCAAGCTAGGCAGAAACATTTATAAGCGACTCGGACGGGCTCGATTCCCGATTCAAAAACTAAGAGACTTGCAAGCAACCAAGATCGAGGGCGTCAAGGATGCTTTCGATCGCGGGGCGGCTCAGGCTAAATCGATAATGGTTCGCAAGCTCAAAGAAGCCAAACAGGACGCAAACGACATTCTCGGGAGAGACAAATATGCTACTACGTAAAAAGACCGTTTTGGGTGCAAAGATCGAATCGACCGTAGGGACAGCCGAAACCATCGCGGCAGCGGATTGCACGGTCAACGCTTACGACCTTATGATTAACCCGGAGTTTCCTTTCGAGGAGCGACAAGGCCAAGGTGGTTTTGGTCGCTTGGCATCGATTCCAGGGGCCAGGATTGGCCGGGCTACATTCTCGGTTGATCTAGCCTACGACGGATCGGCAGTTCCGGCATGGGCCAGCACGTTCCTACCGGCTTGCGGAGTTGTGCTTTCGACGGCTACTTGGTTTCCTAAAACCGAAGTTCCCGCATCAGGGAGTAGCGTAAAAACCCTCACGATCGCGGGGTTTTTCGATGGGGTCCGGCGACGTATTTACGGGGCGGTCGGCAATGCTCGATTCATCCTGCCTACCGGGAGAATGGGCCGGGTTGAATTCGACTTCCAAGGGGTCTACGACGACGAAGCAGATGCGGCGATTCCAAGTTCGATCAACTACGTCAACACGCTACCGCTTCGCGTTGCGGGCGGTGCTACGTCTTGGGCGTCGACGAACATCTGCCTTGAATCGGCAACGATCGATCTAGGCAACGTGATTACCGCTAGAGAATGCTCGACCTCGGCGGCAGGGGTTGATAGTTTTGTAATCACGGATCGCAATCCGCGAATTACGGGCAATCCAGAATCCAAGTTGATCGCCACTCAGAACAGATACAGTCAATTCCGCGACGGGACCGAAGCAAGCCTATCGTTTACGATCGCGGGACCAACGACCTCAACGCTTGTCTTTACTGTCCCCAAGGCCCAGCTAGTAGCTAAGCCAATGGGCGAGCGGAACGGCATTATGACCGATCAACTCGAATGGCAAGCCAACAAAAACGTGGACGCTTCGGACCAAGAATTCTCAATCGCTTTCAACCATGCAGCCTAATACATTCACAGACAAAATCGACGGGTGCGACATCGAGTTTACCTTGAATCGCTTGAAGTTCCGAAAGACCGAACAGGTCTTGGGGCTCATCAGCGATTTCAGGGAATCGACCGAACCAAAAAAGCAGATGGCAGCGATTCGCGAAGCCGTCTTAATTTGCTTGGCCGGTTGGAGTCTCGACAGGCCTTTGAGCGATTGGGATGAAGAAATCGAAGTTGCCGACGCGGTTAAGCTCGTTAGTTGCTGTTTACGCGGCAACTCGGCAAGCGAAGGTGATAAAAAAAAATAAGGGCAGCCGCATTTATCCGATGCGGCGAACTATGCAAGTCTTGCACTCGAAACCAATGCAACAACAAGCCAAGCAGCGACCTCCCGTTGATGCTAGCCTGTCCAGGTTGCGACGAGTCCGGGTGCGATGCTTGCGAGGGTCGAGGGTATTTTGAAATCAACGATTGCCCAAAGGATTACGTAGGGCATCGAGTTAGTTCGGCGGCTAACCTTGCGGCTTGGGTCTCGAAAGGGATCTTGCCGGAGGCGGGCGGGATTTACGATCAGGATGCTTGGTTTGTTTCGGTGCAAAACGCACTTGAAGCCGACGTAAACCGAATCGAAGAACAGAGGCGTAAAAATGGCTGACGTAGAAGTCACACTTGGAGCGAAAAACGAAGCTTCGGCGGTGTTGCGTCAGTTTTCGACCGAAGTAACGCAAACGGCTCAGCAAGTCGAATTTTCAATCCGTGGCCTAGCCCAATTGGCAGGCGTGACGGCAGCGGTAATCGGAATCGTCGAAGCGGGGCGGGCTGTTGTTGGGTTTGCATCGGCATCGGTCGCAGCGTTCGACGATTTGAACCGCTCATCGATCAAGCTTGCCGAGACCGTCGCTCTAATTCCAGGGGCGGGCAAGGCGGCATCGGACGAAATGGTCAAGGTTGCCAACAGCCTTGAGCGAATGACCAACGTGGATTCTGGACGCATTCAGGATCAAATGGCCCAAGCACTGCGGCGCGGTGCTGGGGTTGGCGATATTGAGGACATGGCCGAAGCGGCTCTTGGGTTGTCGCGAGTGTTCGATCGAGATTTATCCTCTGCAATGCGGATGGTCGAAGATGCGGTAAAGGGCAACTTCGCAGCGTTCGAGGGCTTTATTCCGAATATCAACGAACTAGCCACAACGGAAGAACGGCTTGCAGCGGTCAGCGAACTAGCCACCAAGGGATTGCTGAATAAAGCCGACTCGGCAAAGTCGGCGTTAGAGGCTAGCGAAGCCTTGAGCGTTGCGACCAAAAACCTTTATGAGTCCTTCGGGGCCTTGCTTGCACCTATTCGGGATGTCGTCTACCGAGGCTTGGTTGTTGCCTTTGAGTTTATTCAAAGCTCGATGATTCCGGCGATGGATGATTTCGTCCAGCACGGTGAAGACCTAGCAAACGCAATGCAGGATGTTGGCAAGACGATTGCCGAAGCTTTCGTGACCGGGTTTACCGTAGCAGAGCTTGCGATATTCCGGTTCGAGGATGTTCTTGAGGTGATTTCGGCGTCGGTGCTGCTTTCGGCTAACAAGATCTACAATGACGTAGTGTTTGTGTTCGACGGCTTGCTAGCTAGGGCTAATTGGTTCGTTGACGCATACGCAAAGCTTCTGTCGGGTCGGTTTACCTTCGAGGATGTCTTGAAGGAAATGCCAGCCTTTGGCGAAAGAGCAGTAACCGAAACCGAAAAGAGCTTGCAGGCCATTCTTGATGAGGCAGTCGGCAGTCTCACCCAAGATTTTGACTCGAAAATCCGAGAGCGGCTAGCGGCATTGCAAGACGCCATGAAACTAGAAATTGGCATCGATCTAAAACCAAGGGCAGGGGCGGCTAGTGCGTTGCAAGATCAGATCCGATCACTAACTGCCTTCGAGTCGCGGGTGCTTGTACGGGGCCAGACGGATAGCCCCATTGATAAGCTAGTCAAGAACACGGCAGAGGCCAGCAAGCTACTTTCGAGCATTGACGGGACGCTAAAGAGTCCAACGGAAGCCCCGAAGGAACAATTCCAGCTACAGGAGATCCGCTAGATGCTCAACGATAAAATCTACAGCGTCGATCTTATGTGGAGCGGGCTCGGCGGCGATATCTCCATTACCGACAACTTCCGGCGGGCCGATGCGCGTTTGCAAAAGGTATACCAAATATTTACAACCCCTGACGCTTCCTTAAACGACGTGTTGCAGGCCCCTGGAATCCCTGCGGCTGGATCATCGTTCGGCAACGGGTTCGATTTTGTTTTCGCAGTCCAGGCAAGCCCAAAGAGGCAAAGCCCGGTCTATTGGATCGTCACAGTACCCTATGAGGGCGAAGTATCCTTCGGCTCGGGCGGGCCACAAGGCAACCAAAACAACGGCGTACAAAGCCCATTGCTAGCCCCCGCGATTATTGATTTCGATGACGTAGAAGAGGAGCTGGAAATCGATGAGGATTTCGACGGCAATCCTTTGGTGACAGCCAACGGCGAACCCGTCAACGGTATTCGGCGTAAATTTGCGGACCAAACCGTTACGATTCAAAAAAACATGCTGACCTTCTCTAGCTACGTTCAAGGGCGTTATCGTCATTCGGTCAACTCCGATACTTTCCTAACGTGGCCAGCGGGTACGGCGAAAATGCAAAAGCTTAGAGCTAAGGCGGTTGCGTCCCCTGAAACCCCCTTCGGCGGCTATTACCAAGTGACGGCCGTAATCCAGTTCCGATACCCGTATCGAACCACTCCCGAAAAGGCTTGGTATTCGCGGTCAAGGCACGAAGGGTACTATAAGCGGGTTGAGCTACCAGGGCCTCCCGTCAACGGCGTTCAACCTACGGCGATTGTCCGAGCAACCAGGGCAGGCGAACCAACAGCCAAGCCGGTCTTGCTTGACGAACAAGGATTCCAGCTACCTGACGTAGATCCTCCGGCGCAGCAAACGGCGTTTTGGCAGGAAAAGAAGCTTTACGAACCACTCAGCTACAACGCACTAGGACTTTTACCATAAGGCCAAAAACATGAGCACTATTCAAAACGTCATTCTCCAGATTCCCGATCGATCACTGACCAACAACGACGTCGCAGGCAATGCGAATATCGAGCCATCGAAGCTAGGGCAAAAAGTCTTGGCCGAATACGTAGTCCCTATCGAGGCGTTCAAGACCTGGGATGCAGTTGCAAGCAATCTGCCCGCATCGGCAGCTAGCGACGATCTAGGGCTAGTTACAGGCACTTGGCTTACCAATTCTGTGAGAATCACGGCAGGGGATTGTAAAAACCTAGGGGCCACAACGCGAAGGGCCTATTTTTCGATCCCGATACCGCCGAATTATGACGACGGCGAAACGATTCAAGTCCGAATCCGGGCAGCGATGGAGACTACCCTAGCTTCGACGGCTTGCACGGTCGATCTAGAGGCCGTGGTAGCGTCAAGCGGAACGCCAACAGCGGATTTGGTGACTACGGCGGCTCAGTCGATGAATAGCCTCACAGCGGCCAATTTCGACTTTACGATCACTGCGGCCAGCGTGGACCCAGGGCAGTTGCTCGAATGCCGACTGTCGATTTCATGCAATGACACCGCTACGGCTACTGCAGTTGTCCCGGCGATCTACAAAGTATCCTTGCTCGCAGATACCAGGGGCTAAGCGTGGCTCAAAAGGATATCGGGTACTACAGTCCAGCCCTTGCGAAACGAATTCGCGATAATTCGTTTGCATGGGAACGCGAAAGGGCGGCAAAGCCGATCGAGATTCGGCAGTCGACCCCTGACCCGATTTACTTTTACAACGCATCGACCGAAACAATACCGGCTTACGGTTGCATCCAAAAAGTGGGTGTGGAAACCATCGACGGGCAGTCGATCCTCAAAGTCGATCGGCCAATTGATTACACCGCTTCGGTAATGGGTCCGTTTCTTCTCAATGGGCCAGCGGAGGTTGCAGCAAACGGGCTTGGCACCGCTCAATGGGGGCCAATCTTCCGAGCGAAAAAGGATTCAGCGACCTACACGACCGGTACGCGAATGGGGCCGGTTGATGCGTCGTTCGACCTGTCGAAAGGATGCCTGTTTACCTTCATCGGTGACGATGAGCAAGAGGACGACCTAATCAAGGTGATTGCTTGCGAAACGCCATTGCTGGCGATCGTTGGGTCTTCTGGCATCGCGGGCAATAGCAGCGGGACCGTGACGGCTAAGCAACCCGCAAGCGGCAATTGGACAGCGGGCAGCGTGACCTATACGGCATGGGCTCCAACAGCAACGGCAATAGCAGCGGCGGCAACGGTTATGATATTTCCGATTGACGCCAAATGGGTTGCCGTGGAGGTTTGCTAAATGGGATGCTTCGGGCGTTGTAATTGCGGTGACTGTTGCATGGACCCGGATGAACTTGCCGAGCTTGTCTCGAATATCACGGTCGACGGGCCAAGCCTTAGCGGTGCGGTGCTAGAATTTGAATCGTCGAACTGTTGCCATATTGCACGGCGCGAGCTAGTCAATCCAGGCTATACGACCGACTGCAAAAAGATTGCCGAAGAGACGATCAACGAATCGTCGACGACTTCGATCAAAATCATCGAGTCGCAAAAATTTGCAGCTAGCCCAGCATGGACGATCTATTTCGACGCTACGCTAGGCAGTTGCATCTACGAGACGACAAACGCAAGCGTCACAGGGGCTGAGGCTTGCGGTGAGGTTATCAACTGCGGAACGACCGAAATCGAGTTTGAGCAAATTGAGGAATACTACTTTGCGGCCAAGTACCGATACCTTGCTGTCAACATCGCGATCTACAAACGCGAAATGATTTGCCCCCCTGGAACCGAAGTTGTTTGTCGATACGTCGTTGAATGTACGATTGAATATGAAATCCAAGAGGGTGGCGGCGTCTACAATTCGTTTACCCGCGATGTTACCTACTCGGATGAATTTGGATGTTGCGAGCGGACTGCTTGCGATACCGAAAAACTAACGCATGATCCGGCGTTCGATTGCGAAACCGACTTGACCTTCGGCAATCCCGAAACGCGATACATGACCAAAGTTCGGGTTTACGATACGCTTGAGGACATCCCTAGCGTTATCACGTTCGACGACGACACGCCGATCACGCAATGCAACTTTGATTTTTGCGTCCCAGGTGCTCTTTACGATCCAAACGACCTAGGCTTTTGCATTGAAGCCGACAATGTAACGATCGACGAAATAGACGGCGGGGTGCGCGAAGAACTTTCAATATCGGCAACGTGTTTCTTTTGTCTCGATACTGGGGCCTCTTGCGATACCGGAGCGGTCAACACAACTGAGGGCGAAGTCGAGTATTGCCCGCAAATACCGGGCTACCCTTGCGACTGCGAGAACAATCGATTTACCGGCAGGGGGCTTTCGGCTCCAAGGGTTAGCCCCCCGTTCGATTACTCGATTTTTACGGTTGCAGGGGCCTTGAGCGTAAGCGTCTCAGGATGCCATCAACTCAAAGATCAAAACATTAACACAACGCAGGATTGCCCCCCGTCGTGCCAAAGTCCGGATACCTATCCAGGGGTGGACATCGACGACCGAACAGAGTGCAATTGGTGGGATTGCTCAAGTTGCATCGCGGGCGAAGATCCGATTGTTATGCCTTACCAAAACAGAGGCCCAACGGTCGACGCCTATTCGTTTAGTCAATCGATCAACTACCTGACAGGCAATTACCGAATTTGCGTACCGTTTCCACCCGTAACAGTGACGCTTAACCCATGAGCACAGTAAAAATTGTCGACTTCGCCGAACTTGTCAAGCAGTGCCGAAAGCCCGGACAGCCAAGGCCACAACCGACACCAAGGCCAACGCCGATGAGCAACGAGGAGCTACTAGCCAAGCAGCAAGAGCGATCCAATCAAGCCGGGCGGCTAGCATGGGCCAAGCTTCACGGCTACACAGGCTGCGATCCTCAATGGCTCGACATCTGGCAGTACCTAATCCCGCAGCGGTGCGACTGCAAGGAAGGCTACCAGCGAATCCTTGCCGAGATCCCCCCCGACTTCTCATCCCCTGAAGCATTCTTTGCCTGGGGCGTTCGACTGCACAACGCAGTCAACGCGAAGCTTGGCAAGCCTGAAATCACGATCGACGAAGCCTATAAAATCTGGAG